TTTTTCTCGTCGAATTATTGCTTTTATCGGTATTGGCACTCTGTGTCTCTGCATCCTGCTCTGTACCGTATTCCCACAAGCAGAGTTCCTATCGATCACCAACGCCCACGGGGAAGGCAGAACCGAACTGCTGTTTGGTATCGTCTCCTGGCCCGCAAGCCAAGACCCTATCACACTCAGTAGCGGACACCTTGCATACATGGGGCAGACGGCCCTTATGGGAATCCTCGGTTTTTATTTCGGGCCATCACCTCGGAGAAGATAAATGACCATGATTGACCGGGTATCAATGACAGGAATGGGTGGCACATTAGCCACCTTTGGCTTTGCCACGCTCGACTCCTTATTTGGGTGCGTCGCAGGGGCTATCACCATCGTCTATATGTCGCTCAAAGTCTACCAAGAGATCCGCAAGAAAGAATGAGCAGATACCGCAGTTACGGCCAACTAGACGATCCATTCGTGACAGAAGGGGATACCTTCTTTCTGCGGATGAATGCGCGTCTGCGGCCTAACCAGTTAAAGCCTGGTGAGGTAGCCCTATCCAAAAATGGAAGGATGAACGATGATGGAACCTGGCAACCTCGCAAAGGATTATCGACTCTGTTCGGTTCGATCACATCGGGAACAGATGCCATCCGTTTACCCTATATTATTTTATCGGCATCCCGATCATCAGGAGTGGTAACAATCGTTTTAGATGACACTCCTAGCCTGTCCTTTATACCTGGTGATAATATAACAGTGGCGGATGTGGATGCATCGATTGACGGCACTCATGCATTAGCTTCTGTAAATTTTACGACCAAGGCACTGACTTTTGCTAACGCCGGAAGTGATACAACTTTCACAGTACAGGATGCATCAGTCGGAAACACATCCGTCTGTTCTGCGGGCAATTCTATAGCTACCACTTTAAATTTTACCATTAACGATGATGGAGTAAATGCAGTTTATGGTTCAGCAGTTTACAGTGATGCCTCCTCAAATAATGATGATTATATTTTCTCGGCCACCAATAATGTGGCAGTCATCATTCGGCTTAAAGATTCAGCCCTTTTTAAATGCCGATACGAGGGCGGAGGGGAAACAGTAGATGGTCCCGTAGGGATGACTCAGGGGTTCGATAAGATGTTTATCTTTCGTTCTCGCAAGACCACACTTTCAGCAAGCCCAGCACTTAATGAAATCGGCATATCTTCTGCCACCCAATCGGGGCAGGTAATAACTGTTAATACATCCACAAATCATGGTCGGGTAGTAGGTGACTTTGTGACGCTGACTAACCTGGGTAAATGGACGGTAAACCCAAATGATTGCTACCAAGTGGTAACTGCCCCTACTACAACTCAGTTCACAGTAAAAATGGCAGGATCGCAAACTGCTACCTTTAATGTATCGGGAGCATCGGCTGAATACTTTGAGGATTTTACCAGGGTATCGAATGGTACTTACACAGCACCCGCTTACTTTACGGACACTAGTGTTAGTACGGTGGATGGCGTTGTTACGATGAATATATCAGCGGGTCATAATTTATCTATTGGAAACGAAATAGTAATTCGAAGTGCCACGACCCCCATCGATTTATTTCTAGGGAAAAATGTAGTGGTAACATCTGTAAGTGCATCACCATCCTACACGCCAACCGCAAGTTTACCTTACGATACATTCACTTTTAACTTAGGCGTGGAGAACTTAACCGGAAAGTCTGTTACCGTGTCAAAGCAGTTAGCTATCGGTAAAGGATTCATTCACCAGCCAGCGGCTCCCTGGGGGCAGTTTCACCAGCGTAGGCTATGGGTTCCTTATTGGTTCACCTCGGACACATCTCCGACTGATCGGAATAATCGTTCGGAGATTATAGCATCGGATATTCTTGATTCAGACACTTATGATCGAATCGGTAATCAGTTTACTATAACCGCCGGCAAAAGTGATTTCTTAATAGGCATTCAACCATTTACTCAGGACACTTTAGTTATATTTAATCGTAAATCAATCCACCTAATGACAGGAGTAAGTGGATCTCTTTCCGATGTATCCACCAATGTGGTAACCACGGAGATCGGGGCATCTGCCCGTAAGTCAATCGTACAGGTGGCCAATCAGATTCTGTTTCTTTCGGACCAAGGGATTTATGCGGTGGAGTTCATGGATGAATATAATTTACGGGGAACAGGCACACCTTTGTCGGAGGCTATTCAGCCCTACATAGATCGAATAAATCAAGACTATGCTAACCTATCTACCGGTGTGTATTTTAACTCCCGTTATTGGCTCGCAGTTCCATTAGACTCAGCACCTGGGCGGGGAGATGCGACGAAACTAAATACGATAATAATTTATAATTTTATCAATGGTGGTTTTGAGTCTATTGACCAGGTAAACTCCACCGAGTTCGCGATCCGCGATTTAATCGTTGCCCGTGAAGGAGCACAGAATGCTCTGTATCTTACTACCGAAGAAGGTGGCGTTCACAAGGTGGATGGTTTTGAGGGCGGAGATGTTGTTTCCCTTACAGCAGGGCAGGCTGAGTCGGAAACGATTCCAGTGGTCAGTCAGTTAACTACCCGACAGTACGATGCTGACTCGATGGATCGTAAAACCTTTAGCCGGGCCGAGCTTCATCTGAAATCGAATACCGGCTTTTCCACTGATGGTAACATTCAATTTATCACCGAAGACCCTGACTCTACTACCCAATCCACAAGCATATCATCCTTACTAGGTGGCAATCTTCCTGACTCAGAAGAGGCATCGGTGAGGCTAAGAGTGAATAAAAGGGGATTCGGAGTACAGGCAGACTTCCAGCCAACCAATGGCAGACCCTATCTTCGGTCCACCAAAGTGGACGCGAGAATCACAGATCGATCCACCACATCAATTTCATAGGAGAAAAATAAAATGGCAGTATTACAAACAGGACAGAGTTTCGCATCGGGCAATCAGGTGACAGCAACCAAGTTGCAGGACATCGCCAATCTAGCGACCTTTCGAACAGGAACAAATCAGACAGCAGATGATTCGACTATTCAGGTTGATGGATCAGGAGGATATCTGAAAGTAAAATCGTTAGGTATAACATCCAATGAACTAGCAACTGACTCAGTCATTACTGCCAAGATACAGAACGGGGCGGTGACATCCGATAAGCTTAATGCGACTGCAATCAGCGTACTTATGCCGACCTCAACTATCCTGTCATATGCTGGATCTTCTGCTCCAACAGGTTATTTGCTCTGTAATGGTGCGTCCATCAGCAGAACAACATACTCGGATTTATTTGCAATAATAGGCACGACCTACGGAGTGGGAGACGGATCAACCACCTTCAATATACCTGACCTTCGGGGTCGAGTGATTGCCGGTCAAGATGACATGGGAGGATCTTCTGCCAATCGATTAACCAATCAATCCGGTGGATTAGATGGAGACACTTTGGGTGCAACAGGTGGTTCAGAAGGACATCAGCTTACTGAATCAGAATTAGCTCCTCATAAACACTATGCAGTAAAGAAAAATACCACTTCTACTAATGATTTTATAACGGCTGGAAACGAAATCTTAGCATCAAGTGGTCCGGCATCCAATATTAATGAAAGGTATGCTTTAACAGAGACTCTTGAAGGTCAACCTGACACGGCCATAACATCAAGCACGGGCGGAGATAATGCACACAACAATGTTCAGCCCACTATCATTTTAAATTACATCATAAAGACATAGGACAGATATGGACATTTTAGATAAATTATTTAAATCAGAACCGACTCCCGAGGAGCAGGCCAGTGCCTTAATGGCTGAATTTAATAAACCCAAATTTTCAGCGTCCGATAAGTTTCGCCTACTAGAGGGAAATTTGCAGGGCATGGACCCACAGGCTTACCTGGCCATGAAGAACCCCACAGATTATGTCGCACCTGAAGGAGAGACATTGGCGTACATTAATGATACTGAAAAAAGGATTCTGAATAATGCCGGAGCAAGCGGTAAAATGACTCCGCAGGGAATACCATCCTATGCACCTGAAGACCCCCTTCGGCAAGCCGCCGCACTATTAAACTCGGAAGCACCAGCAGGGGAGTCCCTGGCTTATATCAACCAAGGCGAAGCTCAGATGCTCAAAGATGCAGGTGGAGCCGGCGAGCCGGTAAACAGTTCAGGGGTTCCATCATTTTTCCTGCAAAAGCTTTTTGGTGGTGGTAAGAAACCTCCACCTTTACCCTCCTTTAATGCAGGTAAGTCTGCCCGTGATTATGTTGGTGCTATGTCTGACTCTGGCCTTCAGGATCAGATGCTACAGGTTCGCCAAAAGTATGACCCGCAGTACCAGGATCTTCAATTAAACCTTGCCCAGCGAGCGATGGACCCAATGGCTAATATGGCCGAGTCATCCGCACGACGAGCACAGGACTTTGGGACGCAGATGGCCGAGCGTCAGGTGGGTTCTGATATATCGATGATGAATCGATTTGGTGCAGATTTCACCCAGGCATATCGTCAAAGCGACCCGCTTATGCAGGCTCGCCTGGAACAGGCTAATCAGTTGGCCAATCAAGCATTTCAGGAATCTCAGATAACAGACTTATCGCCCGAGCAGAGACGGAGGGCAACCCAGTCAGCCCGTGAGGGATTAGTTTCGCGTGGGCGGGATATGGACAATGCGGGCATTGCGGCCGAAGCGATGAGTAGGGAAGATTATTTACGGGACATTATTCGCGATAACCGTCAACAGGCACAAGGGTTGGGTGGATACGCTAGTGGTCTTAATCAAGCAACCTCAGTCGATCCACTTGCGATGCTACGGGGTGGAAGTAATTACACCCAGCAGGGATTTGGTGAAAGGTCTGCCATGTTCGGACTGCCACAGGAATCAGTAACCCGAATAAACCCGGATGCGGGTGTAAATATCGGTATGCAGGAATATGCCAACCGAGCTAATTATAATGCGAACACTTATGCGGCTCGCGAACAAGCGGCAAGCGGAATGGCCCAGGGAGTATTTGGGGCATTGGGAGCAATCGGTGGAGGTTACTTAGCTGGGAGGGGGAACTGATGGCAATCGGAGACACAGTACAGGCAGGCTTAATGCGGGTTGATTCATCGCCCATACAGATAGCAGGGGCGGCACAGGCAAGAGCGAATCAGGCATTCGGGCAAGCCTTAGAAAAGACGGCGATTGGTTTCTTTCAGGGGCAGGCTAAAAAGAAAAAAAACCAGGAGGCGATCCAAGGTTTAACCTCATTATTTCCTGATGCTCCACCCGAGTTGATCAAGGCGATGGCTAAAAATCCTGAAGTCATGCAAGCCAAGCAACAGCATGATCAACTAAAACAGCAGATGGAAATCGCCAAGATGCGGGATGCCACAACAAGATCAGAAGGCGGGGCGAATAGAGCACAGACAGCGGACATACAGGAAGATGCCAAAAATTTAAGAGAAGAGCAAAAAGCCGAAAAACGAATCGCTACAGATTTTAAGCAGAAGTTATTGTCTGAAACAGTAGACCCGGCAATTCAAGCAAACTTCGATCAGGCACAACCAGGGTTATTTGCATTGGGTGGCGATCCGACTCAGAGGAATCAATTTTTAGAGGCTCAAAGGGATCAGCAACCGAAAATAGTTGCCGGAGAACTTGGATCTTCTGATTTTGCGAGGTTCGCCCAAGAAAATCAACTCGATCCCGATTTGGCTTATAATAGATTTATAAATTTGCAGGCACAGGAGCAGAAGGCACAGCAGAAGGATGCTCCAACTATTTCTAGGGTTGTTAATATGCAAGACGGAAAGGGAGGATTTGAGCAAGTAGGAATCGATAGTTTTGGTAAACCTATAATGAACTTTGGTCCGCCTAAACCTTCGGGGATGTTTGCAACTCCTGATCAGCAAGCAGATGCAAGGGCTAAAACATTGTCAGTGGATAATGCAAACGATTTTGTAAACACTCAAAGGAATAGTGCTTTAGA